TTTAGAATTCCGTTTATTGAGAAAATATGATATGGCTGCATTCCGTTTAATTTGATATTTGAAATATCAAAACCCTTCAATACATCTTCAATGCCTTTCTCAATTCCGGTAATTTCTATTGTTCCTAATTTTTTTAATAGCTTGTAACAAGTATCCTGAATTTCTGTATCCGGCCAATATGTTTTACCTTCAAATAAGCTTACTCCATTAACGAAAAGCTTTTCAAGGTTTAACATAAAAACAACTTTTATATTTGCTTCAAACTTTTCTTTTTTGATTTGATGGTTATCGCTATCAATGAAGAAAACATTTCCTCCTGGTGCTTTTGCCGAATCATAATAAACCTCTTTTCGTTTTGGCCATACAGCGTAAAACTCCGGAGTAAATGATTTTCCATCTTTTGAAAGAACTTTTTGAGCCCTGCCATAAAAATCGACATTTGTGAATCCTAATTTCGAACTCAAAACATTTTGAGTAATCTGTATTTTATTGTCGATTCCTTTTGCAGGATATGCGTTATAGTTACTCATGGCCTACCAGATTGAACCGCTATTTACAGTTGCTTTGATTGGAAATATTTTGTTGGTTGCTTTTCTAATGGCTTTGTCCAATTTCTGAACTAAACCGCTTGCTACCAATATCCCGGTATCATTTCTGAAACCTTCTAATTCCAGCTTCAAATTTGAAACTGCTAGTTTGGCGTTTCTTTCTACAATGTTGCTTTCTTTGGTGGTCATTAATAGTTCAAGGACCATCATTGCAACTTTGTAACCAATAGCATCATCAAAAAGAATCGCATTATCAATGATTATATCATCATAAGCTGCTGTATTATCATACTGTAGGTTCTTATCCATTATCAATGGAATAATTTCCCTGGTTGCCTGATATTTAAGAGCAGTTAAAATATTGTTGAATTTTTCTTCTGCATCATCCCCTGAAACAGGACAAGCTGCAAATATATTTTCAACAGTAACCAATGAATGAAACGATTTGAAAAAACGTCCGGTTGAACCAACAGAGTTGGCTTCATCCACCTCAATGGAGAAGCCTTCCTCTAATGGTATTCCGAATCCTATTCTTTCGGATAATTCTACTATGGTATCTTCAGAATACATACTTTGCTATTAAGCTACAGTTGCTGTGATTGTAACAGTGTCAGAAGCTACAATTCCTTCGCTATCCGTAACAGTTAACTTGAATACATAAGTACCAGTTACCAATCCGTTTGCTGTCGCGTCAACCACAGTTGCATCAACAAATCCCGGAGTACCTGGTCCAGAAACAACCGTCCATAGATATGATGCAATTGTTTTATCTCCTGCTGCAGTTACCGTTGCGTTCAATGCTTTATTAGCAGCGTTGGCAGTAGTATTGGTTCCGGCATCAACTACAGGAATTTCAAGAACAGCTTTCAACGTAGTTTCTTTAGCTTTAGATAGTTTGTTAACCAATTTGATTAACTCAACATCAGTATTGCCAGTTGTAGCAGTTACGCCAACAGCAGCCAATGCAACGATCAAGTTAGCAACAGTTACAGTGCTATCTTCGTAGATAGTGATAGTTGCGTTACTTTCTGTTTGTCCTAAAGTAGTTTGCGCTTCTGCAGCATCTAATTGATAGATACTTGAAACATTGCTTACTACAGGAACTGCTAAAGCCTGAGAAGATGTAAACTCAGCAAAAGGCTCATTTTCATGCCATTTTTTAAGCAAGATAAACGTGTCTGATTTCGCATAAGTAACGGCTTTGTTCTGACGAGTTTCTTCTGCAAGCATACCGTAGAATAATTTACCAACATTCACTGCCGGAGTAAATATTACTTTGTTTGCTGCCCAAGGAGTCAATACAGTTCTTAAACCGTTTTTCTCGTTGATGATAACTCTATCCACAATAATAATGGTAGGTAGCTTATTTTTCTTAAGCATTCCATTTACTGCTTCTAAATCCGGAATAGGAATATTAGTGTTTTCACCAGAGAAGTTTTGACTGAAACCATAGAACTGTCTTACTTGCTCGTTAGCTGCGAAGTTGTCAAACGTAGTATCATCCATTCTCATAATGGTTGGAATATCTCCGTTAGCTTTAGCAGCTTTCATAACACGCTTGATGTCATCAATTGGTTTTGCATTAGCATCTGTCCAAATAACTTCGGCACCGAACTTGTTTTCATCTTTATAGTTCAAGTCAATTCTGATACCTAAACCAGTATTGTTTTCTTGCTCTAAAACGGAAACGCCTTCAGATAGTAACTGCAATCCGATGTATTCCAATTTCTCGTGAACTCCCATGATACACTTTGGAGTGTCTTCAAAGATTTTAGCAACCAAAACAGATGTTTCAACATTTCGGCTTTTAAGAATGTCAATATCTGACATCAATTTCTCTGACATTTTCATTTTCATACCGATTTTAGGAATATCTCCTGTAGCGGAACCAAATGAACCTCTTCTTTTTAACGGTAAAGCAGAGTCTAACGACACAACGTCAGCAGATACTTGACCACCGTCAACATTAAGAGATTGCCATTTAAGATCAGTGGAAAGCTCTGGCGAGTACATTTCCTTGTAAGAGTAAGTAGCAACGGTTTTCTTACCGTTAACTCTTTCCTCAATTGCTTTAGCTAACTTCTTGAAATCAGCAGCCCATTGGATAAATAATGATTCTAACATGGCTTAGTCTTGTGTAAATCTGATTAATACTAAATCTGTTTTTGCTCCGGCTGGTGTGGTAAATCCTCCACCATTTACAAATGCTACTTCATTTACAGTTCCACGAACCATAATAGATGCAAAAGGTTTAGCTTTCAAGATGCTTGAAACTAAAATACCTTTGTAGGTGTGACCACCTGGCAAAGCAACATAAGCTCCTGAAGTTACATTCAAAGGCTTTAATACCTTTGTTGCAGTTTCTTCAATGATAATGTGCCCTGCATTGATTTGACCTGTTGGAGTGTATCCTGATACATCCAAGGTCTTTCCTCCTGGAATAGTTTCTAGGTTCTGAACGATAACAATGCTATCGAATTCAGTAGAAACATTTTCCGGAGTACCGTTTAAATTTGCAGTCGTTCCTGACATGATTTTTACTTTTTTAAAGATTAAAGTTTAGATATTGAACTGATCAACAACATTATCTATCACTTTTTGCTCAGAACCTTTTACAGTATCACCTGCTGGAGGTGGTCCTGAATAGCCTAAATTATTAGCGATGTTTTGGGTAAGTCCGCTATACTCCGTTTCCAAATTCGTAACCTGCGCTGCGATTTCATCTTCCGTCGTTTCGGGTGTAACAACCAATCTTTTCAACCAGTTTTCTTTTACTTCAGGAGTTAAGCCTTTAAGAACTTCAGAATTTTCAAAGGCTGCTTTTGCCGATATACTCTTTGTTTCTACAACTTTACCTGATTTAAGTGCTTCAACTTCTCCTGTCAATTTTCCAATTGCATCAAGCAATTTTTGATTAGGATCGTCTGCTGGTTTAGGTGGTGCTGGTGGATCAGCTGGCGGATTCGGTGGTGTAGGTGGATCAGTTGGTTTTTTCTGGTTTGCTTCCAAAGTCCGAACTCTGTCGTCCTCTTTCGCAATGTCTTCAAATGACATAATGCCGTTGAAGTCTTCCAATACCAAATCGATTGCTGCATCATCTGCATCATCTGCCGGTTTTGTTGCAAGTTTATCCGCAATCGCGTCTAACCTCTTAGTCGATAAGTTAGCCTTAGGATATTTAATCTTAAGTCTCTCCTTAATCTTTACTGCTGTTACTGCCATGATAAATGTTTTTTGATTTATATGCAACAAATATATAAAATATTATTCTTATTTAGTCTAAATAAAAATAAGGTATTTTTTTAAAGAAAAAACCACCCCGAATAGAAGTGGTTTAATAGCAATGTTTTTGATTAAGATAGCTAATCCTTTTTCAAGTTTTCGCCTAACCTCGGAAGACTTAATCATAACATTCGAGCCGCCCTGTTAATATGATTTTTCAAGTCTGTTTTTAGCTAAATCCTGAAAATATTTTAAAGGTTCACGTTCCAAAGCATTATCAATTTCATCCTGATTGGTATTGAATGTGAAATCAGTTGGAGGTTTTAGAATTTTAGCATCAATCATCAAGTTTTTAAAATGATAGACAGTTGCAAGTGCTATTCGATGCTTCTTGGCCATTTCATCCACCCACGTTGATTTGAATTGCTTTAGCTTACAAAACTCTTCAGTCAAAATGTTTCTTTCAAAAGTCAATCGCATGTTGTTGTGCTTGAAATAATTGACAATATTATTTTTCATGATTTCGTTTAGTGCTTCATTTTCCATAATCAATTTAGTATTGTATGTACTTACTGTACTCATTTTACGCCGGAGTTGGTTTAATCTCTTTTGCCTTATTATCCTCTGCAATTCTATTAATCTCAGCTTGCGGATCATCACTCATATCTAGAATTTTGATTCCGGTTTCCTTACTCATTACTCCAGCTGATACAGCAGAAGAAACAATATCGACAGCTTCTTTCACATCATCCGGTAGAATTGAATTGAATTGGATATCATAAAAAAGTTTTTGAGATTCTGCTTTCAATCCGGTGTTGGTAGTTGTAACCATTCCAGAAATAAGTACGTTGATGATGCGTTCAATCATTGTTCTGTTTTCTCCTTCGTTTGCTGATGCTTTAATAACACTATCCAAGAATAACAACCTCAAAGCAACACCTGATATCTGGCCAATTCCCTTCACGTTATTGAAAGAAAGATTAGGTGTTGATGTGATGGCATAGATTAGATTTTCAAGAGTGTTCAATTCAAGTTTATTTGATTCAGGCGCTGTGTCCGCTGTAAGGAATTGAACATCGCTTCTTATTTCGTTCCCTTCATTATCAATTTTAATTTCACAAAGCCAGGCTTTACCATCTTCATCTTTATCTGGAGCGTTTTTGACTTCTCCATAAATCTTAAGCATTGGATGTCCGGAATAATCATTGCTGGCTCCCAATTTAGAAATTGCCACCTCAAATCTATCAATCATTGCCTGAGCATCGAACCACTCTGGTTGTTCCTGGTCAACATAAACAACAGGAATTCTATCGAAACCGTGAGGTTCAATAATCGGTGGATTTTGTCCAACTATCTTATGAACGGTTTTCTCTGAATAAATCCAGGTATTTATCAACTCCTTACCTTCAGCATCCTTATTCTTAAATATCCAAGTAAAGAATAGCATATTTCCAAACGCATCGAAATAAGGATACATTGAACCGCTCGTGTTTTGAAGAATAGAAAGCTTGATTTCTTTCCTTTGTCCTGATATTCCAAAAAATGCCAATGCCTTTTGAATTAAAGAACCTTCTTTGATGTCAGTAATACTGAATACAATTGCAGCTTGAGTCTCTGATTTTTTTAGGGAAACAACTTTATTGATAGCGGCATCAATCCGATTGATTTTCCACAGTCTTTTTAATAATTCGTCAAGTTTAGAGTCAGTACCTTTTTCAAAAGAAGGAATCAATGTTACTGGCTTACCTACTTCAAAAGCAGTTGCGGTACCAACTATTTTTTTGATGAATGGTACCGGAATACGAACACCTAAAACCGTTTTAGATTTTTCTGTACCTGCATTAACAGGTTTGTCTTTTTGGATTTCTCCAATCTGAGTTTCTCTAATTTTACGGTCCGTCGCTTTGTATTCCTTGATTATTTTTTCAATCGCTCCGGCATCTTTCCCCTGAGATTTTAATAATGTAATAGCTTTAGTTTGATCTGTAGTCAATAATGCAATGATTTCTTCCATGGTAATTTATATATTAAGTTTTTTGATTTCTTCTTTTGATGTTACATATACTGTACTTCCTGTATTATGCGCAATATGACCGTACCTTCCCATGTCCCATATATGATTGAATTTATCAATCGGTTGATTTATTGAAATTCCATTAATCTCTTTCATTCTATAATTCTGTTGCTCTTTCAGCGCCTGTTGGTAAAGATGATTTTTAACAATGTGAATCTTTTTACCTTTCATAGAGTTGAGCCAATACATAACAGACTTTGTTTTGCTAATTTTATATGCATTTTCAAAGCCTTCATGCTTTAATCCTTTAACCATTTCAACCGTTCCCTTATTCTCACCGGTATATTTATCTGCTGAATCACATGGAATAATTGCCTGTTCATCAATATCTAAACTTCTCAAAAGAGCAGCTAGTTCCGGAGGTGTCTCTATTGGCTCGTAGCACAATGGCTCAATCCAAATATTATGTTCATCCTCGGCATATCTTCCAAGCACATTAGGATCAGTTGTGAATCCAAAGTCATTAGGATATATTACCGCTTTATCTTGTGGCCATTGTTCAGGCTCAATCCATTCAACATAAGGGAAAATAACTCCTTTCATTGCTCCACGTAAACCAAGTCCATAAACCTTCCAATTGAATTCATCAGCTGTACCATTGGTTATGTTTGTTGGATGCGGTGGGGGTTGATTTGTTTTTGAAACAGGCTCAACCTTTTTTAATACCTTGTTGTAGCACATTATGATGCTATTTTCAACAAAATAGGAATCAGGAAGCCATGGTTCCCAGCTTAATATTTTATTCTTTTCTCCAACAGATATATGCTTGTTATTAAGATAAGTAGTTCTTAAAAATGCAACATCGGGACGGGAAAGAACATTGTCAAAGAACCAATGGTCAGTAACCGAAGGATTATAATCTGCCCACCAAAACTTTCTGCATCTAAGCTCCACCTGGTCGAATACTTCCTTACGGATAAACATCATTTCATTGAAAAAAGCATAATCACAACCTCCACCGTGTTTTCCATCTCCAAGAAAAAAAATAGTGCTTTTACCAATCCTGAAACTCTTTACTTCTTTTGCTCGATGGAAAGGATTAGGAAGTCCATAATCATCAAGCCTACGTTTGAAATCATCATATAGCGTAGTCTTGAATTCGTTGTATGTTTCCCGGTAGATATTGATTGTGCATCCATCAGGCTCTTGGTAAAGAGAAAGCCAAATTATTATATCTACTCCTGACCATGTTTTACCGGAACGCGAACTTCCTTCCAATGCACAACCTCTGTATCCTCCAATCAACTCATCAATTTCATTATACATCTGCTGTTTTATGGCATTGTAAAGAAGTGCATAATTGGGATTAGTATCTTCATCAATTATTGTCAACCTTTTTCTTGAAATATCAACATCCCTTTCTTTCAAAAGGGTTTCTAATTCCAACATTTCGGCATCACTCAACATATTATTTCAACATTGTTATCTTTAATTTTCCGGAAGCAATAAGTACAGCAACATTTGATTCAACTATATCTCTTTCTTTTTTTGAAAGCAATGATTTCTTTTCCTGAATGAGATTATATTCTATAACATGCCTTTTCATTACTTCATCTTCAAGAGCATCTTTAGCTAATTTCTCAGCTACTTTACGTTTGAAGTTTTTGATTTTATTTTTAAAGAATTTTATCATTAGTAAATTGTTTTTTCTGTTTGTAATTCCCATCCATAATGATTAGAGACTTCCATTCCCGAAATCACTTCATACATAATTCCATGTTCCTGGATTATTATTGCTGTAATCATTCTTGGCTTTTGGTCTATATCGTGTTTCAGGAAAACAGTGTCGCGAATACTGAAATCATTTTCAATGGTTAGTTTTTTATTTTCTGACATCTGGTTAGTATTAGTAAAACCGCCTCACTGATAAGCAAGGCGGTTTCTGATTTGTTAATCTTCTAGTTCATCCCACTTAGAACGACCTTCCGGTGCCAAATCCGAGTGTTGAACCTTGAAAACATATACTGTTTCTCCAACCCCAAGAACTGTCAAGTCAACGCTGTTATCGTTAACCTCTGTAACATCTGCCACATAATCTTTTCTTGGTTGCGCAAATTCCTTGTTTCTTCTGACACTTGGTGTAAACAACACTCTCTGTCCTCTTTTTGCTTTTGCCATAATAATCTTAGCACTTATCCTTGCAATCGGATTCTATAATTGGTTATTAATTGATTCACTTTGGCTTAAATCATTTATGAAAACATCTCCATCTCTCAACACAATTTCCAGATTATCATCCTCCGTTGTTTCAGCATAATCGAGTAGGGCATAGCCTATAAATTCAGCATCAGTTGTATGTTGTCCATTGATAAAAATCTGTCCGTTATTGATGCTTACTATCATGCTTTTTTAAGTATTTGAAGTGGTTTATTTAGTCCTAATGCTAAAATCTTTCTGTCTCTTGATTTGGCTGCGACTCTTTCTTCTTCATGATATCCACATTCATATCTCACTTTCTTATCGGTTACATAGGCAACCCACTTCTGAATGTCTCTTCTCCATGTTACACCAACATACTTCGATGTTCTTTTCTTTTGTTGCTCTTGCGCTTTTGTTAGCATACTTTGATTTTAAAAATTGTGCTGTCTTTCCATTAAGGCTTTCGCCATGCTGCCAGTCTTTCGGTAATTTGCTCTTATAAAATTCAACTACGAGTGTCGGCTGTTCCAAGAGCTTTGAGTCAACCATTAACCGATGCCTACATCTCAGACAAGAGAGGAGTTTATGAAGGAACAGCTTACTTTAGTTGCGAGGGAGGGATTCGAACCCTCGACCTGTAGGTTATGAGCCTACCGAGCTGCCAACTGCTCTACCTCACGATTTTTGTTTTGATTTGTAAAAACCTCTCTAGGCATGTAGAGAGGTTTTTGTATTCGGATGATATTTATTTTAACAGCTGTTTCGGGATAAAGCCAAACCTAGCTTTTGTAAATTCTTTTCCTGATCTATTAAGTAATTAGAATTTAACTTTTCAGTAAATCGAATCTGTTCAAACCTAGCATCTAAGCTTTGCCACCCTACGTCCAAAATGGTTGCAAAGGATTTAACAGGTTCAAAATTTCTAACTACATAATTTTGGGTTGAGTGACCCGAAAAGATTGTCACTACATCGTAGTCGACAAAAGAAAAAGAAAGTACATCACCAACGATTGTAGAGACATGGAAGTCTTTAACAATTGCTGTTGTTTGTTTTGTCTCCGGCAATGGAGTACTTGACATCGCCGTTAAACTAATCATCCCGATTAGTAAAATAAAGAGTGGATTAAAATTTTTCATTTGAAATGATTTTTATTTCATTTCAAATGTAGCATATTTTGATAATAAATAGCAAAATATGATAAATTAATTTAGAAGAATTATTTTTTAAGTGATTCTAAACCTTTAGCAATAAGGGCTTCAAGGCGTGCTTGTTTTTCAGGTCCAAAACCATCTGGTAACATAACCGGATTGTCTCTATCTCCCTGAAGCATTAATTTTGGAGTTGGATATAATGCTTCCAGCTTGGAAATTTCCTTTTTGATATTGTTTACAACTGCCATTCCTTTCGGTGTGCCTTTGTATTCATCTTTCATGCTGCGGATATCTTGCTTTAGTTCAGCGATACGAAGAGATCGCTTTTGCTCAATCGTTGCTTCCTCCTCTTCATGCCAAACCTTATATGCTTTTTGGAGCAGGTTCTTTGCTTGGCGCAATCCAATAGGTTTGCCATCGGATTTTAAAAACTGTTGTTGGCATTGCTTTAAAATCAAATAATCTTGCACACCGTTAATTATCCACCCTTGGATGGTGAACACACGGTTTGCTGTTTCTAAATTACTTGCTTTAGCACCTGGCATGATGTTTATGTATTTGGATACATTGCCTTAATCACGGAAATATGACGGCTTAACTCATAGATTCTATCACGAAGTTTGATAGCTTCACGCTCACGCATAACACGAATTTCTTCGCTACTTTCTGTTATTGCTCCAGGCTCGTAGGCTTTTAATGCTGCTTCGCAAATCTTCTTCTCTTCCTCAAGATAGGTAACGATTTTGTCCCTCATTTCTATAAGTATTTGATAGTTAATATTTGCCATTTATGATAGTAGTTTTGGTTTTAACGGCACAAAAATACACCAAAACTTTTATTATAATGAAGCCAAAGCTTCCAAGTCTTCACCTAAATTTAACTCAGGATAATTCTCTTTGATTTTCTTCGGGTCGCCTTTGTAAAACACCAATACGTTCTGGTGCATCTTACCAACTTTACGACCACCATTGAATTGACGACGTACACGAATAGCCAAACTGCCTACAACGTTAACCAATATGATTTCGTTGTATAATTCCATTCCGGCTTCTTTAAAGGCTTGGATAGTATCGCTAACGAAGTTGTAATAGAAGCCTTTTTTATCGCGCACATCACCTACAACGAAACAAGCAAAACGATCATCGTTCAGCTGGGCAACTGATTTCTTGATGATGCTGAAGTATATTTCCTTGAACTTTTCATAAGGCATGTTCGAAAGGTCGTTCGGATCATCGCTGTATTTCTCCAAATCGGCATAAGGAGGGCAGCTCATAAGGAAGTCTGAAGGTAACGGCATCATGTCTAAAACCTCGTTACTGTCACCAGTAGTCCATTCTACATCTTTCAGCCCTAAAATAGATGCTTGCTTCCTGTTTGCCTCTACCTGGTCCTCTCTTAAATCAATTCCTTTGTATGGATATCCAAGCACTCCGGCAACTACACCACGAACAGAACCACCAGCGAAAGGGTCTAGTACAGAACCTCCGTTAGTACAGAACCATCTGTACAGAAGCTCACAAAGAACTGGGTCAAAGATGCTGGCTCCTTCATAGACATGCATTCCTTTTTGCTTGGCATAGTCAATGATTTCATCCCATGACGGCTCACGCTTCAATGTTTCACGCATTTTGTTTCGTAGTTCGTATATGGCGGTTGATTGGCCACTCTTAGCGATTAGCTCAACATCTTCTCGGGTTTCCTGTGAGTTGAAACCTAACGCTAACCATTTGCGCTTGCGCTCCTGCCATACGCCGGAACGTGTATCAAGTATCGAGAAAGGAGGGAAGATAAAACTATCTTTTAATGATGAAGGCACAATCGTTTCTCCTTCTTCTCCAAACTCATTTTGCTTAAGCATTCCTTCGAAAGCTATGTTATCAAAATCAGGTATGTTCAACATTCCCTGTAATTCCGGAAAGTCCAAATCAAAGTTTTGTACAAACTCAAGCAATCCCTGTTGCGTTATCCTGGCATAAGCAGATGAATAAATCAAAACTAATTCTGCAGCCTCTTTCATATTGCCACAATCAATGAATGTCGCCGGGAGCATGTCCGGCACAGTTGCGCCAGATTCCGATACCTTTTTCAAATCCAAAAACCTATGACGGCCATCTAAGCAATACAAAATGCCTTCATGCTCCCAAACCTTGAAAGGGTCAACAAACTGATACTTCAGTATAGATTCCAACAGCTTTACATCGCCATTGTTTATCCATTCCTTGAAGTTTTCCTGTTGTATAAATTGAAGATTTCTCCAGTTGATTAGTTCGGTTTTGATTACTCTGGATTCGATTGATTGTGGGATCATAAAGTTTGAAAATTTTTGCTTTGGAAATATTATGAAACAAATGTAGCAAAATATGATAATCTTTTGCATATTATGATACAAATAAAAACCGCCTAGTTAGGGCGGTCATTTGTTAAATTATTGATAATCAGTTAATGTTTACACATTGTGCACTTTCCATCTTTGAATATCTGCATGGAGAAACAGCGCTTACAGTATTTGAACATAGTGTTTAGTTTTGTAATTCAAAGCGTCCGTTTATGTCGAAAGCGAGTGAATTAGTTATTATTTCTTCTAATTCATCTACCAAATCGGGTTCTTCTTCGAACTCATACGCTCCGGTCCGGATATTCCATTCTGCATGGAAACATGAATTATCTAATCTGAATTGAAAAACATTTGCATCGATTGTTGATGAAGGTGTGAATAGGAGAGTGGCCATAATATTGCTTTTAGATTGTTATCGTTGAGCAATATTGGGTTGACTCTTTTGAAGTATCAAGGAATCACTAAAAAATATTTGATTACATCACTTGTGCCGTATTCTATAAATCCTTTCTTTTCAATCAGATGTTTTTTAAGTCCTTCATTCGTGAACTCTCGGATGATGAGTGCTCTATTATCTCTCTTACATGAATTCTCAAACCATTGAAGCACATCTGTAAAATGTCCGTTGCCAGGATTACTGTTTATGACTGATAAAATCTCATAAGCTTTTTCTTTACAACACCATAGGCCTTCAACAGTTCCAATTCTAAAAGCATTCCATATTGTCGTTGGGTCAAACTGCCGATGATACGTTGCTGTTTCAAAGTCAAGTTTATGTTCGGATTCAAATTGTGTAGATGTACTCATTTTTTTCTTTTCATTATTGGTACTAACGTTTTCTTTCTTGAAGGTGTTGCAGCTTTCTTTTCTTCTTGCGTCATGATCAACTGCTTTTCAAAATCAAATAGTTTTCTGGACACAATAACTTTATCAAAGTTTTTTGTTAGTCTCTGCCAAAATTTCCAATGCTTCCCACATAGAATAAACCTTTCGTTTATGGAGAAAAAGCTATATCTTCTGTCCCAATATTCCGGACCGATTCCATAATCTCGCACCTTCGTTCCTCTGCAGCATCCTTTGGCTTCACAAATCCACCAAACCAATTTGAATTCTACCACGTCGAGTTCTTCCTTCGACATTGCTTTTAATTCCGCTATGGCTTCTTGCTCATTCTCCATCAGGTTCTATTTCGCCTCGTTCAACCATATCTTTATACTCTTGCTCCCAAATTGGAGAAAGTTCATCATAACATGGTTGACAAAACCA